TCCTTTAGGTATTGTTCCGCCTTAATTTTCGGAAGGTTACCAACGTCAATGTAGAAAATTCTACGTTCAGGCGCTCTTGAAATACGATAGATAACCAATGCATCTTCAATCATTCTTAACTGATTGACAGGTTTGATTGCCTTATGTAGATAAGACAATACTGTACCTTTAGTTTGGTCAACCAATCCAGAAGGACAATATGTAATGGAATCTGCCGTGATTTTTAGTGCGGCCTGTGGTGTTGCACTATTGTCTACTACCTTTTCATTGTACAGATAATATTCAATAGTTGCCTTTGTTTTATCAATACCAGTAATTGGGTCAGGCCTGTCTTTGATGACTTCCCTTACCTTCTTAATTTTTCTGGGGTCAATATAACGAAGTTCCTTGATTCCTTTTCTTGTCTCTTTCTTATCAATTACTTTGTGGTAATAGATACGACCATCAACATACCATCTACGAAAGATGTCATGTCCTTTGACATTGAAATCAAGTAATTGAAGAACTCTGTCGAACTCTTCATGAATACGTTTTTTAACTTTATCAGAATACTCTAACCTGTCTAAACGCAACGCAACAGGGGCATCGTACTCATTTGAAGCGATGCCTTCACTAACGATATCTTCAATTGCAGAATCACACTCTGGTTGAATCGCAATGTCACGATAACGTCTGATTAAATCGTTTTCTGTCTTGTCTCGCCCATCGACATCTAATGTTTGACTGTAGAAACCGCCACCAGCGACTTCAATAGTGCCATCATCAGATGAAGGGAGAGTAAAAGACTCTCCCTCATCCTTTGAACGAGTGATTTTGAAACCAAATAATTCAGCCATAATAACTCCTATTTTCTACTACTATTTAGTAGGTTTCTAGAAGTTAACTGCTGAGGCTTCAAAGTGGTGATATCTCCAAGTTACTCCGAACTCTTCAATAGCGTTAGCAGTCTCATAACTTAATTCGATAGGTGCAACCACTTGTGGGAAACATCCACGAAGGATATAAGACTTGAGAACTGTATCATCACGGTCAAGTTGCTCAACAATTAGGTCTGCTTGGTAATCAGCAACATTGATAAGACCAGTATTCGTCACAGTGTCATTCATGGCATTCTGCCATCTTTCCATTGCGTTACGAACCATGAAGTCAGTATCGTTAATGATTGTTGTTTCCCAAGTGTCAAACTCACTATCACCTACGATGTAGAGATTTCTACCTCTGAAGGGAATAGGAATTTCACCCATTGTTCTGCCAGGCAACGCAGCCGCCTTGACAAGGAATGAAGTTCTTCTTGCATCTAAACCAGTTGCAATTGCGCCAGGCGTGTTCATAGTTACACGAAACTGGTTTGCTCTTGCACCGCCACCTGTCAGTTGTGCCTTAAATTCATCAATAGTAGCCATCTAATTATCCTCCTATCTCTGAAAACGCAACTCCTGTCCTCACGGCAATGAAGTTTAGTTGAATGAAGTTGATTGAACGAGCAGGTTTGATGAAGATGTCTGCAACAAACTCGTTTCGGTCAATGACCTCACCTGTGTTATTTGTACCATCACAAACTACTGAGAAGTCTGTGATACCTCTACGACCTTGAATATCTCTCAAGAACGGTTCTACCAAGTTTCTGAACTGGGCCTGAGTAAACTCATCGTTAAACTCAAACAGTTGGAACTTAGCGGCAGTTGCAATTGCCTTCTCAAGAAGGATAAACAATCTACGAACATTAATTCGGTCAAATGCACTAGGCTTAGAAAGCGCAGTCTTATCACCGAACAATACTGTTCCTTGGCCTGGGAATGTTACGACAGGGTTAATTCTGGCAGGATACAATGTATCTCTTTGTGCCTTGGTTGGGTTAAACGCAAGTTTAACTGCACCACGAATTTGACCTCTGTTGAAACCGCCAGGCGAGAAGAATGGGTCTGCAACTGTATCTACGTTTGCACATAGACCAGCAATATCACCATTCAAAGGTACAAAGCGATATACATCGTTGAACTTATCGTACATATACTTGTATCCACTGTCGAATACTGCATAGGACGAACTTGCAAGTCCATCGAAGAATGCTTTTACGTTAGCGGCCTGAGTAATTGAACTTGAGACATTAACAACATCTGCCCTACGAGGAGAGATAAATGCGACAACATCTTTTCTTGCTTCTGCAATGTCAATAAGGTTAGTTGCATGAGTAGTTCCGTCTGCACTAGCAGGAGCAGTACCAGCCATGATAAGGTTTACATCGACTGTTTCAGCGTCTGCAAAGTTATCGTATGCAAGTTTCAGTTCACCAACTGTCACTGCATAGTCATCTGTACCACCAGCAAGGTTATCATCTTTGATACCGCCTTTACCAGCAGTTGATGCGAATGTAGTACCAGCAACTGGGTCTGTACCAGCATTTGACAATGAAGAGTCATGGTCTAACCAGTAAATAAATTCTGACTGACCGTAGATTACATCTGGATAGTAGTTAGTTCCACCCTGTGCAGTTTTAGCAGATGCGGCCTGTGATACGAATGGAAATGTTTCAAGAACAGAATTAGTTCTTTCACCATTTGTATCTGCTCTGAAACCAGAGATGTCACCAGTTCTGTCAAATACAACAACGTGTATTTCATCACCGATAAGACCTTTACCAGTTGCATATGTTGATGTGCCTGGGGCCGCATCAAACAAGTCATGAAATCTCCAACGTCTACGAACATTTGTCGCAGCAGCAAGAGCAGTTTTAAGACCACCACCGTTTGGATTGTCTAATTGTTTAATTGTTAGATTGTCAGTTGAGATTGCAGTAACCTCATATTCTTGACCATCTGCTTCTTGAAAATGTACGATGTCGCCTACATTAAATGCAGCACCACCGTCACCAGCAGAACCACCACCATTGTCAATTCCAACAGTAGTTGCACCAATAGCAGGAGTACCAGTTGTTACACCAAGTGTTCCAGCATTTCCAGCAAAGTTTTGTTCATATGCGGTTGCGTTAGAACAAATTGACACACCAAGTGAGTTACCATGTGTACCAGCAGTTCTTGCACCCCATTCACCACTAGAACCTTGTCCAGCGGAGTAGTTATTTAAATAATCTGTAGTATCCTTGATAAGTAAACCAGAACCACCACTCATTGCATTTAAAATGGCAGATTCGGCACGAACAACTCTGAGTGCGTTACCGTACTGCAAAAAGTTTGCAGCGGTGAACCATGTCTCAAAGTTACTTCCGTTTGGTTTACCGAAGACCTTCAGTAATTCTTGTTCCGAACTAATTGCAGTAATCTCACCTACAGGGCCCTTCTGGAATGCACCAGCAACGGCACCAATAGATGTTGCAACAGATGGAACAACATTAGTAAGGTCTACTTCTTTAACAAGAACGCCAGGCGATAATTGAAAAGGCATCTTTGTTTCTCCTATTACTTTATATTAAAGTTGTTCACTTCTCATATATTTATCAATTCTTAGTTTTCAAAACCCATTTTTATATGCACCATTGCATATAAATAAAACTATGACACATTACAAACAATACAAGGAAACCATAAAAGAAGTGACAAAGAGAAACTATCGTAAGAGAGTAATCTGGGTCAATGAATTCCTTGCAAATCAATCCTGTTGTAATTGTGGGGAAACCGAAACGGCTTGTCTTCAGTTCTACCCACATAATTCTAAAATACGTTCTCTGTCTAAACGTAAAGGTTTAAATGCACAATCACGACAAGAAGTTATAAAACTTATTGACCAATCTAAGATTGTGTGTGCTAACTGTTACCTTAAAATTGAAAACGATATTGTTGAGATTATATAGGGTTTTACCAATTTGTATCGTAGTTTCTCACAATAGGCGACCAACGTGTACCATATTCGTCAACCATTTCACCCACATTGCTATCTTCTAATCCATCAGTAAAGAAACCAAACGGGGCCATATCCTGTTCTAGTTGATTTTGATGTTCTAAGAACATCTTTTCTCTAAGGTCAATATCAGTAAGTTCTTTAAAATATTGTTGGTTTGTCATCCATGCAAACAACACACAACACATTGCAAGGTCATCTGTGTGTCCTTCTTCTGCCTGATACGATTGTCCATGTTGTACAAACGTAGATAATTCATCAATTAATTCGTAGTCGTTGATGACAAGTTTATCTGTCTCAACCATTTGTTTGAGATTTGAACACCCTAATGTTTTTACCGCCTTGGTTGTTCTCACACCAAGTTGGGCCTTACCACCAGAGAAACCTGCTCCAAGAATCTGACCAGCACGACCACGCATTGATGCCATAACTAGATTATCATATTCCAAGTCATACTGCATTGCAGTTGCGACCTGTTCTCCAATGTCATTTACCTCAATCATCACATATGCTTGATTATATCCTCTTGCGACTTGATGAATTATTGTAGGGAATAGTAACGGTTTAATTTCATTGTTACGATATTTTGCAACAATTTTGTATGGTAATTGTGTTACATCAAATACGATAAATGCAGAATAGTCGTTGTTTGTTCCTCTTGCAACGTCCGCCACTAGTGCATATGTGTGTCCTTCTTTGGGGTTTTCATATACGTCAATACCAGCGTTTCGTTGAATTGGGTCATCATAATGAAACGATTTAATCTTTGTAGGATGGATAAGTGTGTTGACAGAACCCAAGAACTCACACTCAAATTCACGATTGAACTGTTCCTGTGAGGTGTTCGCAATAGTTTCTTCTTTCCATTTCTCATCTCGGCCTGGCACCTCTGACCAGTGAACCTCAATGGGAATGTAAGAATTTCTTTCTGTTTCTGCATCACTCCACAACTTGTAGAATAGATTCATTCCGTTTGGTGTGGAAACAATAATTACCTTAGTTGATTTACCAGATGAAATTGTAGGATACACAGAACTAAAGAAGTCCTCTGCGACATTATGTGGTACGAATGCGAACTCATCCAAGAATATCATATTGAATGAACCACCACGAACTGCACTAGATGATGTGGATGATGCAACAATGCGTGACCCATTCTCTAAGTCCAGTGAACCCTTGTTCCAAGACATAACGCCTTGTTGTAACCATTTTGGTAAGTTTTCATACGCAAGTTGAAGTCTTCCAAGAATATCTCTTGCGGTTGCGGCCTTGTTGGCGAGGATTGCAACATTCATACTTGGGTTGAATAGAACGTAGTGTAGAATATAGGACACGATTGTAGTTGTCTTACCAGACTGTCTGGGCAACTTACATATCGTAAATCTGTTACTGTGAATAGTTCCGACCATCTCTTTTTGAAATGGGAACATATTAAATGGAACAATCCCCTCATCCAAAGAAACAATCTTGATATAGTTTTGACAGAAATACATGGGGTCTTCCATGCACTTCTTATATTCAAGAATTTGTTCCTGTGTCCATTCGACAGGAACATTTGCTTTCTTTAAAAGGGGGTTTCCTAGATAGTGGTTTGCATCAGTCATGCAAATATTTATTCAGACGCTGTGGTGCGTTATTGGGCCTCCAACACAGCAATTCTTGCTTCTAATTCTTGTATGGTTTTGACAAGAAGAGGAACAAGCTTGCTTTGGTCAATGCTTTGCATTACATCTCTTGTTTGTTCTTTACCATCCTCATCAGTATATTTTTCAGTTCCATCCTTTTCACCGTAGATGGCCTCAGGCACTATTGAACTTACTTCATGTGCAAGGAAACCATCAACAGTAGTATCCTTATCTGTTTTAAAATTAAATCTACAAGGTTTTAGTTGTTTTACTCTTGATGTTGCATCAAAATCATATTCAACATTTTCTTTAAGTCGATAATCAGATGATGTTTGGTATGATGTTGAACTAGCATTTGTAACAATTGCTCCAACTTGACCATTACCATTAAAAAATGTTTGAAGAATTCTATTACCAGTAACACTAGTATATAAGTTAAGACAACGATATAGACCACCAGCCTCGTCATTTCTGATATTCATTTGTGCATCTGAGGC